CCACTCATCGAACGATACCATCCTATTTACCTACCCGTTTCTGTGCGTTTTCGACGGTGGTTCTCAACCACTTCTCACCATCAGGTCGGGCAGCATACTTGCCGCCCCAGCCCACGTCGGCGGAACGGAGTTCCTCCAACGTGCGGGCTGCCGAATGGCCATCCTTTAGCATGGCACACGCCAAGGAGAACAGGGTGGATGAGCGATCCCCTTCGGGTTTCCCTGATTCTGGACGCGGACCATTGGATCTGATTACGGCTGCTAGCCCTGTCAGATCCCCTGCGGTACTGGTGACCCCCCAGTCTGTGGCTGGGAGGGCCTCAGGAGGGCTGTAAAGGGCGCTGACGGGCCTCCACGTTGCTGGCGTGCAGCGGCTCTGGTGTGCCAGTTTCACGAATGTTTCCATCGGGATCTCTGCGCCACCCGAGAGGATCACATTCCGGTCCGGTTGTCGGCCTGCCGGGTAGGGCAGCCGCACACCGTTGCCCCACCCCCTGCCTGTCAACTCAGTTTGCTTGGGGTTGATCTCCTTGATGGGTGCGTTCACCACCTGACACATGGCGAGAAGCCCGTTGCGAACATCTGCCGCTGGAAGCCCCCCGGTAAAGAACACCCACACATGGTACCCCTTGGAACGTGACCGTTCGATCCACCCCTTGGCACCCATGCGGTCCAACGCCAGTTCAAGGTTCTTGGCGTGGATCAGGGATTCCTCGTCGCCTTCGTCGAAGTCGACACACCCCCAGTAAACATGGTGGGTGTCGGGACAGAGGGGGTACACACCGATGGGTGCGTCAGCGTTGGTTAGGTGCTGACGGCACTCTGCTAGGAATGTCTCTCCTAGCGCGGTGACGCGTTCCCCTGTTGGTAGTTCCAGTGGACGGAACCCGTCGCTAACGCCGGGTCGGTCTGTTGCAATGGCGCCGCCGCGAAACAGTAACGCAAACGTCAGGGCCGGGTCGCTGGTGTTATCTTCCGTGTTCATTGTTTGTCACCTACCGATCCGGGTATCAGTTCCTCCCAGTAGGGATGGACTTGGCCGCAGAGCGGGTCCAGATAATAGACCTGATCCACGAGCCTTGCGGTGCGCTTGTTCTTGCACAGGTTTACGTTGATGGAGTTGGCATGATACTGCGTCTCCCAGTCTGACAAGTCCTGCCGGTCTTTCTGACGGTAGACTTCCAAGACAAAGATGGCTTCCTGCTCACCCCCGTAACGTCCGGCATACAGTCCGGCTGCCTTCCCCTTCTCACCGGCGCCGCGCCCAGCCTGATGGACAAGACCGACCGGGACACGCTGGGTTTTAGCCCAGCGTTTCACGGCCTGAGCCTTTGATGTCACACCCGTGGAATCGGAATCGCCGCCGGGAAGCAGTTCGAGATAGTCGATCATTATGAACGACGGGTTACATCCCCACCACTCACGTGCCTCTTCCATCACGTCACCCATGACGGGCAACGGTATGGACTCGTCCACGATTGCTACTCGGGACAGTTCCTCCTTTGCTGCACGCTCCAAGTCGGCGATTGTTTCCTTATCTCCAGACTTCACGGCTTCCTCCACATCGGTGGAAGACCTGCCGCGAAGCAAGGAGAATAGTTTCATCACCACTAACTCGCGTGGCTCATCCATAGAGAAGATGACCACATGGGCTGCGGGGTTGTTTACGAGGTTGCTTACGATGCCGTTTAGAAGAACCTGTGATTTTCCGGTGTGTGACCGGCCAACCACCATGAGTACCTCGCCTCTCCCGACTCCACGGGATGCAAGGTCCACCTCAGGGATGCCCAGATACCAGCGTTCAGCCGGGTTCTGGATGAATCCCACAAGGTTCGTAACGACATCGGCTGTAAGCGACCAACGCTTCGGCGACTCAACCGCCGGGAGGTCACCCGCAGCGTTGCCAGTTGCTTTGGCAAGGCGACGGGTGACTTCCTCAGCGGAGAGCAGCCGGGGGTCAGCCCCGGATGCTGGCACTAATCGTTGTCAGTTCGTTGGAGTCCTTACCCGTGAACGGGCAGACGAACCAGTTGGGGATTAGTACAGAGCCATCCTTCTTGGACAGCCACAGTCCTTTACCATCAGACTTGCGCTTGTAGTCGGGGCCATTCATGTTGAAGTTGGCGTTGGGATCCATCTTCTTCTGCCAGTTGGGGTCCCACCAGTCGCTCTTGTTGTCCATCAGATCTCGCCAGATGGACTCCAAGGTGTTACCGGACGAACCGCCGGAACTATTCCCCGTGGGGGCAGCAGCCACGGGAGCACTTTTAGTAGCCCCGGAAACACTTTTTTGCAGCCTCCGGACACCCTGTTCAGTGATCTCGTAGCCGACACCCAGCGCCTCGTAGTTGGCGATCTCCAGTGTTGTACCCCACTGGGCGATCTGTTCGCCAATCTCTTCCTGAGACAACTCGGCATCCGCCGTGATTGTCACCGAACACGACGCCTCGGAAGGCTCGTAGTCACCCGTCTGGATGACCTGCCTCCGAAACACCGTGAAGGTGTTCTCTGTTTTCTTGGTTGTTGCTGTAGCCATGGGTCTACCTCTTTCTATAGTTGGTTCCATGGATCTGGTCCCGCCGAAATGCCTCGGCACGTTGCCCACGCTCCACACCATTTGGGGGAGCAATGCCAGCCACTCATAGTGAGTGGCCAGACTGGCAGGTTGGCGGCTATCAAGGTCCCAGCGGAACGGGCAAGCATGACCAGACTTGCCCATTCCGCTGGCCCAACATCTACGAGGGTTCGATGCACCGTCCCTTTGACAAGGTGTACGAACTCGAACTGCTGAGGGGTGTCCAGACTGGTCGCTGGGGATTCCCCCTCGGTACCAATCGCCCACGTGTACGCTGCGGCCTGCACCGACCAACGCTTCTTCTCCCACTCGGCGTGGGGTTTACGTCCCGGATTCTTCCAGTCAAGAATCGGCATGCCGGGTTCCTGCACACAGTCGATGCTGCCCTTCAACCAGATCTCCGGGTGCCCCTCACCCTCGGGGACAATCAGCAGGTTGAACGCGTGTTCCACTCCGGTCGGGCGCACTCCGGGACGCACCTCGTTCCACCACGCCTCGGTGTTCCTGAGGATGATGTCCGTTGCTGTCTGGGATTCATGGTTCCACATGACGATCTCAGGTTCCTTCCGGAACCACTCGCCGACAGCGAGTTCCTGCGTCTCGTGCATCGTCATTGGCTCGCCCGTCTGCATCTGTTCCAGCAGGCACTGTTCGATCCCGTAGTGGACTGCGGTCCCGATGGCGGTGTTGGTCGATTCCGTCGGCGCTGAGAGTCCTAGCAGGTCTTGGCGTGCCCGCTCAGGGCACATGGCGAGCGTGCCTAGCCACGACTGGCGTAGTGTGATCCGGTCGTCCGGCGGGGCTGCTTGGTCGGTTTCGGTCATGGTTGCATCCTAGCGTGTTGCGGGCATCCCCGATGGGATGCCCATGGCATGATAGCATGGCCGTCCCGGCCCCCCCGAAAGGGGGCCGGGACGGCACATGGTGGTCACAGTCAGGCTTAGTCGTCGCTGGGAATCACGGAAAGGTGTGGCCCATCCGCAGATTCTTGTTCCTTATCCTGATCTGCTCGTTCCAACAGTTGACCTATATGTTCCATTCCGTTAGAAAAAGAACTACTCAAATCATGGAAAGTATCTCCCACGATATAGGCTAAATGTTGAACGATGGCAAGGAGTCCCATGACTGCTTCGGCGATGTTCGCATCGTCTGCGAACACCACGTCTTCAAGGGCTTCCAATCGTTTGCTTGTGCTCGCGTCGGTCACAGAGCGCCCTCCACCACCGACTGGACAGCAACGTCGTTGGCTACAGTCCGAAGGCTGACCTTGATTGCATGGCGCCTAGCGGCGGCATACGCGCAGGACCGGAATCCTTCTGGTGTTCCCTGAAAGTCAACGCCCTGCTCCAGCAGACGAGGAACTCCGTCGAACCATTCGGTCCACGGGTACTTCTCCGTCCTGCTTCTGACCTGCTCGGGCAACTCGGTAAGGATCTTCATGTCGTTTCTTCTCTCTTGCTAGTGGTACATTCGCCGGGCGGCGAATGCTTCAAGGGCTGCGTGGTAGTTGCCACAGTAGTGGCCTCCCCAGCAGTCCCAAGACTTGCCATCGTCTGATGCCATGTTCCAGACGACGTATGGATCTCGCTCGTTGTGTTCCAACGATGCCATTACCGTCCCCACATAGGGGCGGGACCCCTCCCCGCCGGGGCTTATCTGCCAGAGTATAGGCTTCTCGCCGTTGGCTAATGTGATTATCGCCGACACGTCGGGGGATTCCCAAGTCGTAGTCATTGGCCGTCACTCTCCTTCCGGAACCTCAACAGTTCCTCTCTTGTGAATGTTCCATCCTCATAGTACGGGCGCGGCCTCGTTGGCAACCTGTTCGCCTTCCGACGTTGCGCCTCATACTCTGTGTTCGCTGCCCTGCATTCCCCGCACCGACACAGGCCACGCTTGTACGCCGTGTACCCATGCTTGACACGCATCATGCGAATCATTGGACGTGCAGCAGGTCCATTGCCCGCTTGGCAAGTGGGGCCTTCCCATTCAGGTTGAGTTCAAGCGCCCTCACCTTGCTGTGATGCCCCTTCCTGTTGCGTCCGATCAGGCGGTGCTGCTCGGCGCCCTGAACGGCGTTGTACGCCATCCACTTGTTGCCGGGACCCCACTCCTGACGTTCCTCCTTCCACGCTGAACGACACGCCCCCTGACTGGTCAACCGCAGATCCACCATCCGTTCGGTCATCTCCTTGTGGTCAATGGGTAGCAGTACGCTGACCAGATGCTCGAACTGTGCGTCAGCGAACTCCTGATCCCGCATGATCTTCGCCATGGTGGAGAAGGTTCCGGCCCGGCGACGTGCCCCTTCGAGGATGTTGATCCTCATCTCAAGGAGAGCGTCATGGTTCTTACTGTGCTTGACCTTGATGAGCGGGGTTTCGCTAATCAACTGGTTCTGACAGAACAACCGATAGTTCAGGTCGTACACGGCTGTTGACCATGACCCGTTCAGCGATGACAGCCAACATATCTGCGGCTGGATGACATCATCCGGACCGATCTCTACAGGATCAATCAGATCCTGAGTGAGCGCCACCTTCTCCCCGCCGCCGAACAACGTGCATGACGTGGCGGAGTTGGGGAACATGGTTTCGGCCATGTCTGCAATCAGGGAGTAGCCCTCCCACTCTGGGTAGGCGTAGGAGTGCAGGCCGAGTATCTTGTTGGTATCCGGCCTGACTACATACTTATTCAGTGGCTTTCCCGTGTACTTGCCGTCCTGTGCCCTTGGTGTACACAAGTCGCCGGAGGCGTCAACGAATCCGGCTGGCTGGTATGTCACGTCAAACAAGGCTCCCGCCTCTGCCATTACTGTTTGCGCCGACTGCGTGTCGCTCTTGGCGACAAGCAGGTGGTGCCCTCTGTGGTTGTCGAAGTGATTCCGCATGGGGATCACCCTTTCTGTGAGGAGAACCTCACGTTGTTTATGCCGGTCAGACACATGCCGCATTCGACGCATGCCCCCCGGCCTGTACCCTCGCTACCCCACACAACCATCGGGATCTTTCCCGTTAGTTCGGGGCAACGAGGTCCTGTGCGCTCGCCCTTGAATCGGGCGGCGAGTTCTTCTGTTTCGTCCCATGTGTCACCACAGAACGCAAACTTGAGAGGCTTGTTGAGCCTACGGCCCACTTGGTGCCTGTTGTGTATTTCCAGCGCAGCGTCCACGTTGCAGTTGTCGACGCTGAGGTAGACGGTCAGGTTGGGCTGGAATAGCAGGCACCAGACGACATCGAAGTTGCGGGTGTACAACCAGAACTGGACGTGGGGGCGTTCCTCTGCCTGCCTGCGTATCGCCATAGCGAACTCCTTGCTGGGTATGTC